TCTGCACCATTCAGTACCCACTCTAACCAAGGCAGAGGATTTTCCTTTACCTTAAAATTGGTTTTTAAACCCAACTGCAATAAACGTCTGTCTGTTATATACCTTATATATGACTTTACTTCAGACGCATCTAGACCTTCAATCTCACCCATCTTATAGGCAAGGTCAATGAATTTGTCTTCTAACTTGACTGCAACACGAGCCATAACATAAATGTCTCCCTTGAAATCATCATCAACTACCTTGGGATGCTCAACACAAAATTGACGGAACAGTTTAGCGTTCCCCTCAACATGCATACTATTTCCAGTAACCGACCTATTGCCATGTTCATCCGTAACAACAAATGATTTACCCGGAACAGATAAGCAATGAAATTCTGTTGGTTCGTCAAGTTTTGTATGTGTTATTTTTACATCGGTTGATTTAATTCTTTTTATTTGCATATCATGTCACCCCTTTTTGTTATTCCTCTTATATATCCAGCTGGAATTTCTTGTCCCCCACAAATCCATTTATTTTCCACTTTATTTGTGATTCTAATTTTTCCAGTAAAATGTTTTGATTTTTTAGATGAAGATTCAACACTCATTGTTCTCCCCCTCGATTTATTTTTAAACGCATTGCTTCTCCCTCTTTGCCAACCATCAGGAATATCAATTTCATTCATAATCTTTTTTTCATTTACACCATCAGTTATAGTCATCTCACCAATTCTTTTTTTTATCCCATTTCGTATATTTTCTAAACCACTCCTCTCATGAATTCTTCCTTTATTGTCCGGTAATGTGTTAGGAAAATCTATTATTCTTTTTTTAGCTGATATTGATTTTTTCAATTTTACTTCTGGCGAATCTTTTCTCCCAATAGTTTTCTTTGATATGCGTTTATATATTTTATTCCTTTCTTCTGGTGATTTATATTTATTTGTGTTTCCGCCCGAACCACCTTCTGATAAATTGTATATCAAATCACCAAATTTAGATTTATATTTGTCAATCCAATATATTTCTCTATCATCTATATCACTATTATCACAATATTCAATAATAGAAACAATTAAATGATCAGTACTGCCGTGTTTTTTTATTGATTGACGCAGCAACATTCCAGAACCAAAGTAATTTTCATCAAATATTTTTTTATGACTTTTACCAATATAAACCCTATTATTAGTTACATTTAATGTTTTGTATATATACCCCATCAACATACCCCCAGTTAATATTATAATACTATTTATAATAATGGAGTATTCAAGACGAAAGAGTTATTCAACAATTATAAAATATTTGTCTTCTGATGGTTCAAAATCCTTTGCTAAACATTCCTTTATTTCACCACCCTGTTCATATATCATTCTATGATTTGGTGAAACTTTTTGGTCAAACCCGGCGCCCTCAAAATGATATATTTCATCACGAATAACTTTTTGTGTTTTTGTTGGGTTTGTATATGAAAAATCTTTTGTGTTCATATCAAATTGTAACACTTCATCTTCTAATGTTATATTTTCAATATTTTTATCGCCGGCCTTAGTTGTTACTTTCGTGCCAACCAATAATGCTTCGTCACGAATAGACCACTCAACAACCTTACCCATACCCTTCATCTTACCGAACCGCTGGAAGTTGAGGAGCATAACGAATGACGCAAACAGTGCAACACCTTCATTGAACACAGACTTTGCAAGTGCAAGACCTAGACCCTTCATTGTGGTATTGTCTGACTCCTGCATGAACTCAATCTTATTTACCATTTCCTTGTACTCTAGGAATGCATGGTACTCACTGTCTGGCAACCCAAGTGTCTCATTGAGTAGAGCATATGCACGTTGGTGTATACCTTCACGGGCTGCAAAAGAACCAAGCATGTTACGGATTTCATTATTCTTGAACTTGGGAATAAACTGGTCATAATAGTTCTGACCCACTGCAACATCAGACTGTGTGAACAGGCGTAGGATGTTGGTAACATATTCCTTCTCAGTCTCAGTGACCTTACCAGACTTCCAATCAGCCACATCCTCAGACAAATCAAGTTCGTCCTCAATCCAATGTGCCTTTTCATGGCGTGTGGTAATCTCTACTGCCCAAGGATAGTGAAACGGTTTATAGGTTTCACTGAACTGTAATAGTCCACCCCCGCTGCGTTTCTTCAGTAGGTCATCACCCATCTTCATTAGATCATCATAACCCCCGATACGCTTGTCATCAATAAAGATTTGGGGAACAGAATTAACCCTACGAGTATTCATCGCACCCACCACTTCGGTAGCGCCATTGATTGTCTGATAGAACGCTAGACGTTCTTCTTCATTATCAATCAAATCCTCTTCATACTCAAATGCATGTTCCTTCAACCAACTCTTTGCCATCGTGCAAAATGGACAATCGGACTTTGTTACCACTCTTATATTCATACTATACTCCAAACGATGATCCACAACCACAACTACTTTTCTGTTGTGGATTGCTAATTTTGAGGAACGAACCCCCCAACTCTGTTACATAATCTATTTCTGACCCCAAGACATACATCTCTGCCATTGGGTCAAGTACTAATACATTTTCAATTGGTTCTGACCAATTTACATCTGGAAGCTCTGATGCCATTGCCCAAACATATTCCAAACCAGAACATCCACCACCCTTAACTCCAAGGGACACATAGTCTCCATCTGATCTAACACTATCTAGATAATCAACTGCCGATTTTGTTAGCGCTATCCCGAACATGCTATACACTCCTCTTGTGTCATTGTTTGTGTTTCGTAATCTTTCAATGCATCACGCACTATTTTGGTTGACACATTCTCTGCTTTGGCTGAGGTTTCTGTACGAAGATAATACAATCCCTTACAACCCAACTTCCAAGCATTGTAGTGTACTTTATGTAGGTCTGCCTTCGATGCGCCTGCTGGAAAGAACACATTTAATGACTGACCCTGACATAGAAACTGTTGCCGATCAGCAGCCTGAGAAACGATTGCGTTTTGGTCAATTTCAATAGCAGTCCTGAATATATCCTTTACCTCTGATGACAGAAAACTTAGGTGTTGAACAGAACCACCATTAGTGATAATCGAACTCCAAGTTGTTGCATCATTCTTATTTATCTTCTCCAATTCCTCTTCAAGATATTTATCTTTAACCAAATGGGAACCAGCACGGGTTCTGTGCGTATATGCATTTGCCTTACTGGGCTCAATAGATGGCGACGTGCCACAGATGATTGAACTGTTTGCATTAGGTGCAATTGCCAATAGGTGAGAATTGCGCCTTCTTGTACCCTTCATATCTGGACATTCACCACGTTCCTTTGAAAGTTGTTCTGTCTCTGCAACTGCTTCTGATTTAATATGTTCAAAGATTTGAATGTTTTTAACCACAGCAGATGGAGACTCAAGGGGGATACGATGCTTGTGCAAATAAGAATGCCATCCCATTGCACCCAAACCAAGGCTACGTTCTTGTGTAGCAGAGAAACGAGCACGACTGATTTCATCACCCGCATTGTCAATGAAGAACTGAAGGACGTTATCTAGGAATCGAATAAGATCACGAATCATTGTAGTATCCTTCCATTCATCAAATTTCTCCAGATTGACAGATGACAAACAACACACAGCAGTGCGATCTTCATTAGTAGGAAGGTGAATCTCATTACAGTTATGCACAACAATACCATTAGCATAAAAGTTGTGGTTGTTCTCTACAGTAATATCATATACGGGCCGGCGCTGAGTTAGTTTCGTTATTTTTAAGGCCATGATTATTTTCTCCTACTTGCTTCTGCTAGTTTTTGTTTGTGTTCTTTAGTTTTTACATATTTAAAGTCATCGTCACACAACCCATATTTTTTCTTCATAGAATTTTTAAATCCCACTCTGCCACCACCCAAATCTTCAAATCTACACAGCGCATAACTTGTGGGAAAACCAAGAGTTTTACTATATATAAACCAGTGATATAATGGTAATACACCATGTTCTTTAAAATAAGAATATGCGCCTTCAAGCAGTGTTTCGTCATCAACATTAATATATCTGGGATTATTCGTTCCTTTCATCATCCTACTATGATTTTTATAAAACTCATCTCGTTTCTCTGGGGGAACACAATATCCACCATCACCACCAAGACTTTGATTATACCCATTCACATAAGTATCAAGATTTTTAATGAAAAATCATCTATACCATATAATCGTATCGCATTATATAAATGCGTCTGCTGACCTCGTTTAGCATTAATATGGTGTTTGTGCAATCTCGCTGATACACCCTTTGAACTATATCCCACATATTGTTTGCCGGATGTTTTAGATGTTAATAGATATGTTGTGTATTTCATATTAATCCCCGATAGATGAGTAGATGGATTTCTTGTTATACTTATATTTATAATAAAACAAATCTATAGAAATCCATCTACTATTATCTAACCAAAGACAAGATCATCATCCTCGTTCAAATCCTCAGCCTTTACATACCCACGATTTTTTGTGAATACTCTGTGGTCGGGGGTGCATTCAATAAAGTTGCCAGTTTCTTCATCCTCAATACGAATCAAATCAGCATCATTATTCATCAACGAACCAGATAATACTCTTTGATAGGAAGTTTCACCAGTTTCCACATTATAGGACAGAACTTTAACATCAGCAGCAAAACTCTGTTTGCAAATATATTCAAGTGTAACCCCAAAACAGGGATCGCCGTCTATAATACAATCAAGTTTTGTATCACCCACAAGACACAGGTTAGACCCGTTGATTTTTAATCCTTTATCTTTCATGGTCTGTGGTAATGCACGGTTGGCTGTATCAATGAAGTTAAGATATGGTTCACCTGTGCGATAACGTGTCTCCAACACAGTTTCCCATAATTTTCTAGCCTTCATACTGTCACGGGCATCTTGTT